CCGTGCTGATGTATATATTAAACCTGCACGTTCCATTAACTTCATTACACTAACCTTCATTGCAACACGAACTGGTGTTGATTTCAGTGAAGTAGTTGGTCGAGCATAGGAGAGATAAAACATGGCTAATTTAAATGCTTTTGTAAATAGACTCGCCGGTGGTGGTGCTCGAGCTAACCAGTTTGAAGTTACATTAACTGGAATTGGAGTTCTAACAGAAAACTTTTCTTTTCTATGTAGAACTGCACAAATGCCTGCTATGACGTTGGGTGAAGTAACAGTACCCTACCGTGGTCGTCAGGTGTTTCTTGCTGGTGATCGTACTTATGATGCATGGACAGTGACAGTATTCAATGATGCAAACTGGCAGGTTCGTTCAGGTCTAGAGACTTGGATGCACGCTATTGCTGATATTGGTTCTAGTACTACAGCGATGGGTACTGGATATTATGGTACTGCAAATGTTCGGCAGTTGAATAGAGAAGGAACTTCAGTTTGGGGTGCTTCACTATACAATGTTTGGCCGACAACCATAGATGCTGTTGAACTCGCTTATGATACAAATGACGCTGTTGAGGAGTATGGTGTAACCTTTAGGTTCAACTATATGACCACAGGTCCTGTCGTAGGAGTTGGTATCGGTAGTGTTTAATTAAAAAATCGTTGGGTGAAGTTGTATAAATATATGTATGGCAGATTTTTTTGGATACGAAATAAAACGAAAAAAGGATGCGGCGAAGGGTAAAAGCTTCGTCGCTCCTTCCGATGAAGAAGGTACCCTAGATATTGCTGGCGGTACTGGTTTTTTTAGCCAGTATGTAAATGTAGACCGTGCAGCAAAAAATGATTGGGACCTTGTTCGTAAATACCGCACGACCGCAGAAGCGCCTGAGTGTGACCAAGCGATAGAGGATATCGTTCAGGAAGCTATCACCGCAGATGAAACCGATATTTCGGTTAAAGTAAATCTAGATCATACTGGTTTATCACCCGCCATTAAGAAAAAAATTATTGTTGAGTTTGGTGAAATTCTACGTTTATTTGAGTGGAAACATAAAAGTCATGATATTTTTAGGCGTTGGTATATAGATGGTAGAATACACTACCATAAAATGATAGAGGAAGGTTCACCTCGTAAAGGTATAACTGAACTACGGTATATAGATCCCAAATTTATTAAGAAGGTTCGTGTAGTAGAAAAAGATAAACAAAAACCTGATGCAGTTACTTTGGTAAAAAAAGTTCAAGAGTTTTTTGTTTATAATGAAGTGGGTGTTTACCCAGCATTTCAAGGATCAGGTGGAGGTTTTCAACAGAACCAACAGGGTATAAAGATTGCACCCGATAGTATCTGTTATGTAACATCTGGTATTTTTAATCCGACTACCAAACAGGTATACGGACACCTACACAAAGCAATCAAATCTACAAACCAACTACGAATGATGGAAGATTCGTTGGTGATTTACCGTATCAGTCGGGCACCAGAACGTAGAATCTTTTATATTGATGTTGGTAATCTACCCAAACCCAAAGCAGAACAATATCTAAAAGATATTATGAATCGTTATCGTAATAAGATTGTATACGATGCGAATACTGGTGAGGTCAAAGATGATCGTAACCAAATGTCTATGCTAGAAGATTTCTGGTTGCCACGCCGAGAAGGTGGACGTGGTACAGAAATTACTACACTGGGTGGCGGCCAAAATCTTGGTGAAATGGATGATGTTCATTATTTCAGAGAGAAACTTTGGCGTTCTTTGAACATTCCTATTTCTCGTTTGTTATCTGACTCAGGTTTTAATATGGGTCGATCAGCTGAGATTACTAGAGATGAGGTAAAATTCGCAAAGTTTATTCAACGAATTCGTAAGAAATTTTGTGGTATTTTCCAAGATGTATTAAAGACCCAATTGGTGTTGAAGGGTATTATTACCATAGAAGATTGGGATGCTATTAAGGAACACGTTGTCTATGATTTTGCAGATGACAACCATTTCTTTGAGCTCAAAGATGCTGAGTTATTGAAAGAGAGAGTAGAACAATTAACTACTGTATCAGAATATATTGGTACATATTTCTCCGTTGAGTGGGTAAGGAAGAATGTCCTTAAACAAACAGACGAAGAAATGGAAGAAATTGATGCACAAATATCCGCAGAGAAAGCAGCTGGTACTATAGATCAAGATGCGGGTACAGATTTGGGTGGACCAGAAGGTGGTTTTGGAGAACCAGTTGGTCAATTCGATGATGACGATGATGATTTTCCTGATGCGGATGATACACCACCACGCAAAAATGGTAACGGTAACGGTTCGCAAAATCAGAAATTATAAATAGTAAAGGAAATATATTATGGCAAAAGAAAGTATTAAAAGTATGGTCAACTCTATAGTTGACGGTGATTTAACAAAAGCTAATGATGCCTTTGATTCTGCATTGCAGATGAAACGACAAGCAGAATGGGATAATGCTAAACTTACTTTAGCACGATCAGCTTTTGATGATATTACTCCTGAGGTCACACATGAACCAGTAGATACTGGAATTACAGGAGAACCAGAGGAAGAAAAATGAAACTTATATGCGAACATATAGATGATATAGAATACCTTTTAGAGGACTCAGAAAGTGGTGGTCCGAAGAAGTATAGTATTAAAGGTATCTTTATGCAGGCCGATATTAAGAATCGCAACAATAGGATGTATCCTGAGCAAGTTCTTGCAAAGGAAGTAACCAGATATAATAAAGAGTATGTCAATCAAAAACGTGCGTTTGGTGAACTCGGACATCCAGATGGGCCAGTAGTCAATCTAGAACGTGCTTCGCATATGATTACAAAATTGTATCCAGATGGCAAAAACTTTATTGGTGAAGCCAAAATTATGGATACACCCTATGGTAAAATAGTAAAGAATCTTATAGATGAAGGTGCTAAGTTAGGAGTTTCATCTAGAGGTATGGGTTCGTTAGAACCTAAAAGAGATATGCAAGTTGTCAGGGATGATTTTTATCTTGCAACTGCTGCTGATATTGTCGCAGATCCTTCTGCCCCCAATGCTTTCGTTGAAGGTATCATGGAAGGCAAAGAGTGGGTATGGGATAATGGCATAGTAAAAGAAGTTCAAATTGCAGAATATCGCAAAGAATTGTCAAAGAAATCTAAACATTTAGAAGAAAAACGGCTAAAAGTATTTGCGGACTTCATGTCAAAACTTTGAATTTTATAAATAACTAATATAGATTAACACAACAGGGAGTTATCCGAAATGACAGATATTCAAAAAGGTTTGGAAGCTGTCGCAGCTGAGATGTTAGGGAAATCCGAAACACCTGAAGCGAGCGAAGAGCAACTAGACGAAATTAGTTGGGATCAACCCAAGAAAGGTGCGGCTCCGGCTGAGAAGATGCAGTCTGTTCCCGGAACTCGCCAAGATATGGGTCCCGCTGTTGTTTCTCCTGATGCCCCATCTGACATGGGAAAAGAAGCTTCAAAGAAGGCCTCGCAGTCTGATAAGTTGCCCCGAAAGGGAAAACCTTCAGCAGCTTCTGGCAAGGTAGAATCTGATAAAGCTCTGACGCCTGGTGGACCACCTGCAAAGGAAGAGGTCGAGGCTGATGAGAATGATGAGATTATTGCTGAAACTGAAACACCCGAAACCGAAGTAGAGACAGCTGAAGTTGTTGCAGAAGCTGAAACTACAGAGGAAGAGGTTGTCGAAGCCGAGACAGATGAAGAAGTTAAAGAGGAAACAATAGAAGATCGCCTATCTGCTATGGATTTTACAGATGATGTTAAAGCCCTAACAGAAGGTGAGGATGATTTTTCAGACGAATTTAAGCAGAAGGCCGCTACGATTTTTGAAGCTGCTGTTAAAGCTAAGATTCGGACAGAGCTTGAAGCTATGACTGAAGCTTTTCAGACAAAGTATGATGGAGCTATTGAAGAAGCTAAAGATGACATGACCGATAAGGTCGACGGTTATCTTAACTATGTAGTGGAAGAATGGATGAAGCAGAATGAGATGGCTGTTCAACATAAGATGAAAACAGAAATCGCAGAAAGCTTTATCAAAGGACTCAAAACTTTATTTGAAGATCACAATATTGCTGTTCCTGAGGATCAGTTTGATATGCTCGATGCGGCGGCCAGTAAGGCTGACGAACTTGAAGGCAAGTTGAACGAGACAATGGAAAGAAATATTGAACTTACTAAAGAAGTTGGTGAGTTGAAAAGGAATGAGATCCTTTTAGATGTAGCTTCTGACCTAGCGGATACAGAAGTAGAGAAGTTTGCAGAGTTGACAGAAAATGTTGAGTACAGTGGTGAAGAGGATTTTCGTGAGAAGATTGCTACACTGATGAATTCGTATTTTCCGAAAGCGACAGCAAACAGCGATGACACAGCAGCACCAGAAGATACGGAAGATTTTGATGTGTCCGACACAATGGCTGCTTATATGAGTGCTATTACACGAGCGGAAGCCCGTGGCGTAGCGTCAAAAGTTTAAAACAATAATAGGGAGAAAATAAAAAATGTTTCAAACGGAACAACTACAGGAAAAGTGGCAGCCAGTCTTAAAGCATCCTGACCTCCCCGAGATCAATGATGCTTACCGTCGGGCCGTTACAACAGTAATCCTGGAAAACCAAGAAAGAGCTATGCGTGAGGATGCAGCGTTCCTTTCAGAGGCAGCTCCTACAAACGCAACTGGTTCAGCAGTAGCAAATTGGGATCCGATCCTAATTTCGCTAGTTCGTCGTGCCATGCCTTCACTAATCGCTTATGATGTCTGCGGCGTACAGCCAATGACTGGTCCTACAGGACTGATCTTTGCGATGAAGGCACGTTACACTTCAATGTCTGGAACAGAAGCGTTGTTTAATGAAGCTGATACCTCTCATGCAGGTACTGGAACTCACACAGGTGTAGACGTACTCAAAGCCCTAAGCGCAGGCAACTACGCTTCAGGCACCGCCATGACCACAGCTGCTGCTGAAGCACTGGGCGATTCCGCCTCTAATCAGTTTGCAGAGATGGCATTCAGCATTGAGAAAGCAACCGTAACTGCAAAGTCACGTGCTCTTAAAGCTGAATACACAATGGAACTGGCACAAGACTTAAAGGCCATTCACGGTCTGGATGCCGAAACTGAGCTGGCAAACATCCTAAGCTCAGAGATTCTTGCGGAAATCAACCGTGAGGTCGTTCGGACTATCTATATCAATTCTAAGCAAGGTGCTGCGGTCAACACAACGACTGCTGGTATTTTCGATCTTGATACAGACTCCAATGGTCGTTGGTCAGTTGAGAAATTCAAAGGTCTCATGTTCTCACTAGAGCGTGATGCTAACGTAATCGCCCGTGATACACGGCGTGGAAAGGGTAACATTATCCTTTGTTCTGCTGATGTCGCTTCTGCGCTTACAATGGCCGGCCTGCTTGATTATACAAGTGGAATTTCCGACAGTCTTACAGTAGACTCCACAGGTAACACATTCGCTGGTACATTGAATGGTCGCTTTAAAGTCTATGTCGATCCTTATACAAACATGGGCGTTCCTTACACAGGTTCAGGCGCCGCCGCTAACCAGTACTATGTTGTTGGTTACAAGGGTGCTTCCCCATACGATGCTGGCTTGTTCTATTGCCCATACGTTCCGTTGCAGATGGTCCGTGCGGTTGGTGAGAACACATTCCAGCCGAAGATTGGTTTCAAAACTCGATATGGTATGCAGGTCAATCCTTTCGCTCAGGCAGCTGCTCAGACAGATGGCCCGGGTGCTCGTGATTCTAACGTGTACTACCGTCGTGTTCAAGTTACCAACTTGATGTAATAAGTTTCACCACAATATTATAATAACAAAGGTGATTTTAGAAAGCCCCGCTCCGTAAGGAGTGGGGTTTTTTCTTTATAGGGGGGAGAATCATATGTTATTAAAAGAATCCACAAAACGACTAATTGGTGAAATAACAGTGACAGTTTTGATAGTGTCTTGTTTAGGATTTATAGCATGGCTTGTATATTATTTTCAACATCATAAAATAATAATACAGGTTATTGGCACTTGAAGAAAATAAATCAACACCAATCAGTCACAGACCTAGAACGTGAAATAACCCAACAAGGTTATTGGAAAAATCCAAAAACACAATACGCCTGGGAAGCTCAACAGATTGTTAAAGTTTCCAAGTTGAGATCAGTATATAAAACTTGTAGTTGGCGTGTATTAGCAACTACAGATACTTTTATAATCTCCTGGTTTATTACTGGTTATTTTTCGTGGGCAGCTACAATAGCTTCCATAGAAGTATTTACAAAAATGGGATTGTATTATTTCCATGAACGACTTTGGTTGAGAATAAAATTTAATCGACCATGGTAATCTTATAAATAATGGAAAGGTATTTTGCCGTATGATGAGCTCTGCGGGTACCAAAGGAGAAAATAATGGCAAGTTCAACACAGATTTTAAGAAATAAAAAACAAGGTAGTTTTGTTGTAAAGATAGAAGGTGATGCAGCAGATACTACAACACTAGATGCATCGAATCTCGGTGGTATGCCAGTAGATGGCACAGCTACTATTAGGCGTGTCATGTGGACAACAGAAAGCGGTCAGATCACTATAACATGGGATGGTAGTACTGATGCGGTAGCAGCAAGACTGTCAGGTAACGGTAATTGGAATCTTACACAGAATCCTCCTGTTATTTCTAACAACGCAACTTCACCAACAGGTGATGTTGTTATTGCCAAAGTAGGTGCATCAGATTATACAGTAATTGTAGAATTTGGTACAGGTGCTTATGGTGAAACAGCGGCTGCGTAATATAAATGGCAACTGAATACGGCGGCACTGATAGTAATACTACAACGGGTACGGTCGGCTCCTTACAGAGGCAGCCGACTGTATTCGATTATGCTCAAGCCAATCAATTTAAATTGTATCTTCCTTTATTTCCAACAACGGAATGGTTTGTTGTTAGGGCTAATGTTCCCGGTATAAGTTTGGGTCAAGCTGCACAACCAACACCATTAGTTGATATGCCATTAGTTGGTGATAAGATTACTTATGAACCGTTTGCTATGACATTTTTAGTAGATGAACATTATCACAACTATATGGAAATATATAAATGGGTTATGAATATAGGTTTTCCATATAGTCACGAAACACAATTTAATAGATTGGAAAGACCAGATGGTATTAGTAGACCTGGTGATAAACGTATGCATCCGGTAACACAAAAGTT